ATACGCTAATTCCCAAGATATACCGGGGGCGTTGCCAGCCTGAAATGCGTCTACCAAGTAACTGATTTCATCTGGATATTCGTCTGCATAAAGTGCTGCTGTACCCAATAATCTTTTAATATCTACATTATCTTCAATTTCCATTCCGACTATGTGCCCAATGGGGACAGACCCGGCGTGATTCCCAATCCCTTCCCCAAGATACTTCATCTTTACGGGCATATTAATCGCAGTAGCAGCAATAGCAGGAAAATCTTCAAACTCTATTCCCATACCATTCTCATTGCCTTTATCATCTGCAAAGATAAACTTAGCAATAGTAAGAAATGGATTATCCTTTTGTGGCTGCACTTCAATTGAAGATAACACAATTTTAAATGCCGAATTTTTCATATTGTCACCTCTAAGACAAATTACCTAGCTCTTTAAGTTTTACAGATTGAGCCACAGTCAATGCCTCTAGTGCAATTTTTAATGTCTCTAATTGCTCTATACGAGTTTTTAGAGATTCATTTATCTTGCCCAATTCTAAAATATATTCTTCCATTTGAGCCATTTTCTTTTCTTGTGCCTCTACAATTTCGGTTAGTGTTTGGGTAAGTTTTGCTTGATTAACCCCAATACCCAATCTGGATGCCCCATATAATCCTATTGCGGCAATTAATAATGCCCCTAGGGTTCCTATTAATGCAACAACTATTTCCATTGCGGCATCCCCTCCTAGGGCCGTATATAAATCCTATATTAATATTTCTTATTATTTAGTAAATGTGGGCGCACTTAGCGTAAAGACTTAAGTTTTAAACTACCAAATATCTTTCTATTAATAATAGTGCTCTTTAATATTACTGTATAACTAGCCTCATCCCTATCCTCGTATCGTTCAATATCGGACATAAGGATAAGCGCTTTATCGTCCTCCTTATATAAAATGCCCACCGATAAGGTAGGCATTACGAACGCATCACTAGGTTTATGTATCATTTGGGAACGTTCAATGTGAATATGATCTTCCCAAAATACTGCTACTATTTTATAACTTTTCATTAATACTCTAATATTCCGCCAATTTGTTCTAATTTCTCTTCCGTAATCTCGATCCCTGTAGACTCGGCTATCCTATTTATTAGGTTTAGTACTTCCTCATCTTCCATTAGTTCAGCCTTCACTCTAGATAAAGGCTGCTGTCCCGTTGGCTTAACCCCCGTATTACGGTTGTTAACAGGAACATTCTGAGAACCTTGCGGCCTACCGTTGTCACCCATGCCCGGTGGTAACGGGCTGTACGGCATTGGTGGGAAGGCGGGCATACCTTTCATGACTACTAGTTCGTCTTTCATTAACTCTACTTCAGCATTAAAGTCCAGACCCAGCATATCATTTCTGGTAGTTCTACTTAAGTTTCCTTCCTTGAATGCTTGTGCAAATACTGCCGCAGTCTTTACAGCATCCTGTAATTTTAGGGGCTTAAAGTTAGGAACAGGGATATTTCTAAATCCATTCATTTCTCCCAGCTTTTCATATTGTACAGATACCCAGTCAATTAATTCCGTCCTTACTTGCTCCATCATCGGTTGGATAGCCCAAGTAGAGACTTCCGCGCTACCCCCGGAACCAGCCTTTGCGGAGCCTGTGATCAATACCTGAGAGAATCCTAATCCTTCTCCTAGTTCCTCGTTCACCTGTCGATACTTATCTTGGTCCAACATCGCTGCTACATCAGGAGTTATCCATTGTAACTGTGTAGTATGGTTAGAGAATAGTATGAACAGCCTTTCCATTAGTCTAGGATTATTAGCCCGCGCCAAAATCTGCGCCTTTAACTCATCAAGATTTTCTCTTGTCTCTTCTGTAAGGGGAAAATTATCCGATCCTTCCTGAACAAGAAGAATGGCATTGATTACTCTGGATGCAACAGCAAAGTCCATCCGTCGTAACTGCTGCTTGAATGTTAGCGGCTCTAGTACGTTATAAAGATAGGGGGTTGGATAGGGACTATATGAAGTTTCTTTTCTCATAATATAATCGGGATCAGGAATGACAATCTTATCAGCGCCATTTCTAATGTCCTCTACATATTGGGGGAAGTTCGTCTCATAAAGTTTAAGTTTTAATTGCTGCTCTTTTATGGTCTTACCTGATTTATTTCTAATTAATCTGATATCTGAAGAGGGTACCTTTAAGTAAAATCTTCTCTTACCCCAACCTACCCACTCTATATGAGTAAGTAGAGGAGGATACCAATCAAATACTGGCCACTTATATACTTTATTGGGCCGTAAATCGCTAGAAATATCTCTTCCACGTACTTCTATAAATTCTACCCTAGGTATTAATAATCCAGATAGGTAGTATTCTAATACTCCATTACCTAGGAATCTCATTAGTTTGGAGGGATTCCTATGTAATATCATACTAAAGAAAGTATTAGCCTCGTCCGTAGTTTTCTTCTGGCCGTTTCTAATATCAGTAATTGTAAACTCTTGTAATCGATTGATTACTGTTCCAACTACCCCGCCTCTTTGGTAGAAGTCATAACACATCTTTACAACTTGGTGATAGTTTCTAGGTATGATTAGCTTTTCTGGTGACAGTCCCATTATCTGGTACTGCTCATCTAGTCCCCCTCCCCCTTGCGGGAAATAGAAAGACCCCGCTCCATCGAACGGGGAAGTCGCTCCATCATATACTGATGCTTTAGCTAATTTAATTTCATTCACTAGTTATACACTCCTACACCTTTAGGCGTCAACCATTTTGCTGATACCAACTTAATTTGAATCTCTTCCTTTAGTTTAACTACAGGAACTCCATAGGTGTTTTCATATGCCATAATGGCGCACATCATTGCCGCCATCTGGTGATCGTCATCTGTAAAGTAAACCGGCTCTCCGGTAATAGTCCGACGAAATTTAGTTCTTTCTAATTCAGACATTAAATTATCGTCATCTTTGGAGAAGATAAAACTTCTATCTTGTTGCGCCCATCGAGATAGTGTCTCTACTGAGTGCTTCTTCATTTGTTCTTTCTTCTCATTACCCTCTTCGTCTACTGCAACTGTAATAAACGAACCGAACTCTACAGGATAAAGTCTTTGTATGTAGTTATATTTCTCATATTGCGTTAGATCGCCAGCAAGGTCTTGATACTGAACCTTTCCCGGCCCTCCCATATCAATACCAATAAAATCAAATTTATATATTCTATCAAGCCACGTTAGAACTTCCCTCTGTAATGCATACTCTACACGCTGCATTACTATCCGGGTAAGGCATCTCCATTTACCCGTCTGTAAATCTTCATACATGATAAAGAATACACCGGGATCAGGTGAGTAGCCTACGTCATATCCGCATCCTAGCCTTGGCGCAGCGCCCTTGTACGTCTCTACGGGAGGCGGTGCAAGGATTTCCTCTAGATGATAACGGGAGACTCCATCAGAGTCCCTTCGTTTGCACCCATCAAACATGTGTTGCGTTAAGACAATTAACTGTACTTCGTACTCCTCTGTTAAGAATCTTGTTCTATCAAATACAGAGAAGGTAGGTACTCCATGCTGACCTAGTACGTAATGCTTATAATCTTCGGAGTCCTCTTGAACTGCGAAGTATTCCCTTCTTCTAGTATATTCTAATTCAGGTGTCCACCAACTCATAATAGTTTGAGGGGTACTAAATTTTATATACTTCTCATCTAACTGGTCTGTTATATATAGAACATTCTCTCGGCGCTCCCCATTAGGAACCCCGGAAGTAAACATCTGGTAGTTCTCAATCTCTACCTTTAAGCAGTTCTGTAAGGATAGCCACGTTCTCCAAGGCAAGTCCTGAGCCTCGTCTACCCATATCCTATAGGTATGGAGTCCGATAACGTTTGATTCCGATCCTGCCGCACCAGCAATTCTCATTAATAATTGGAAACCATTACTAAAGTCTACCTTTCCCTCGGTAACATTCATCGAAGGATTATACTGTTTAATTAACCAATGGGTTAAACATGCTGACCTGATCCTAAAGAATGCTAAATCTTTCTGCGCTTTATTAGGAACAAGAACAAACAAGCCCGGATCACCGGGAATAAATAACCTATTAATCATCCAGTAATATAGCATTTCAATCATTGTTGTAGTCTTGTGTACTGAACGTCCACAACACATTGATATATAACTTCCCGTACAGGTAGACCACGCTCTCTCATGTATCTCTAATCCGTTCCAGTTAGGATCGCCTTGATTTATGAACTCTCTAAATAGAACTGGATGCTGTAGAATTTGGCTCAATGCCCACTCTTGTTCAAATACTTTCTCTTCTATCATTCGACGTATAGCACCTGTTCTCTACATTTCCAACAAACAAATTTAGCTTCTATGCTATGCTCCATATCTGGAAAGTTATTCCAAAATCTTGCTAGCTCTATTAAGCAACCGGGACATGTTATTGGTGTAGTTGACCTATTCCAGAATTCTTGCGCCCTACTTCTTATGGAGTCAATATACTGGGGAATATCATCTACTTGCTTTTCCTTTCTAGCCTTTCTAGTAATACCCAACCTATCCTGTAATTCATTAATAGACATTGTAAGGCTTCTTTGGATATCCCCATAAGCCTTTACTGTTCTCGACAGAGAGAGTGGATCGGCCTTCAAGGTTTCCTTAACAGCCCTGATTTCTAAATCCGTATCCTCTTGTTGAATTAGATAACGTACTAATTGCTTAAGCGCTTCTGCATCATTGGAGTCATTCATATCAACTCCATACTCTTTCTGTAGACCGGATAATTTCTGCTCAAATCTTTTATCAGGTTTAACAACACCATCAGCCATAGCGATTAGTTGTTGCTCTTCTCTAACTTTTTCTTTACGCAAAACTATCTGTAATAATTCGTAATCTGAAAAGTCTTTAAATCTAGGGATATTTCTAAGCCGCTTAATTTTTCCCTTATATTCTTCAGGAATCTCTTTCTCGTCTTCCATCTTTAACTCCAAATAGTAAAGCCCCGATTTCTCGGGGCTTGTTTTACCAGCCGTTTTGTATTACCCTTCTCTCTAGATAAGCATAGTCTTGATCATCTAAGGCTCGTCGCCAATCAAATCTTGGTCTAATATAACTAGGTCCGCTACACCCCATGCAGCTACAATCAGTAAAGTGATGCTTGACATACCAATTATCGGGAACATCTGGTCCGCAGTACCAACTTGCTATCCAGCTATTCTTCCTCTTCTTTATTATGCGACTTCTTTGAAATCTTGTCATCTCTCTGCTGTGCCTTAGCATTTTTACCTACCCTCTTAATTATATAAGAACCAAAGTTAGCAAATAGTAGCCAGATTAACGTTAGAGCGAGAAATCCTAGCCACAGTTGGGGATATAATAGTTCGTGTATAACTTCTAATGTGTATAAAATTAATGTGCCTATAAGAGATATTATAAATACTATCCAAAGAGAAAATGCTAAAGGAAAGTATTTAGTATGTGATATTAATCCATATCCGAATCCAAAGATCATAATGGCTACTACAGCACCAATACCTAATACTAACTCCAAATAAATCACTTCCTAAAAAGATTTGGTTGCGGGCCTGAGAATCGAACTCAGTTATCCTGCTTATGAGACAGATAGAATAACCATACCCACCGCCCGCAATGGTGGAGATGATGGGGAGTCGAACCCCATGTTTATATTCTGTAAGCATCAACCTAATGAGTGCCGCAAATACTCGTCCACGCATCCCCAATGGTGGACCGGATAGGATTCGAACCTACATGCCTTTCAGACCTGATCTACAGTCAGGCGGGCCAGCCAATTTGCCCAACCGATCCATTGGCGCCTCTGGCAAGGGTCGAACTCGCAAGCCTTTTGGTTCGAAGCCAAATGTGCTATCCATTACACCACAGAGGCGCGATTATGTGTTCTTACTCTATGACAATTAGAACACACTAAATCACATTTTTTTATTTCTATTAAACATTTCTTAAGCATTCCTAGCGCAACTAGTCTAGACACTTCAAAGAGCTTATCTTCCCTATGATCAAAATCCATAACATAGTATGGAAAATAGTTTCCACAATCTGCGCATGGACTAGCCTCTTTTAGATTTCTAATAAGTTCTCTTGTTGCGGCTTTTTGCTTAGTAGCCTTATCTATATAAGACTTTGTATTATTCTTATAATGATTTCGTATAGCTATATTCTGGCAATCTTTACAATGTGATTGAAACTTACCTAAAGACTTATTCTTAAAACTAAATTTATCTTCACTTTTATCTTGTTTACATTTAGTACATACCATATATATCCTAACCTGAAACAGATTCCCAACTATACTTGAATAATAACAGACTTCCTGATACTACAAGTATCACAAATAATATTAGTTTCATATTTCCTTCTTGGCTGGCATACTAGGAATCGAACCTAGACCTACGGGGCCAGAACCCGTCGTGCTACCATTAAACTATATGCCAAGGTGGTCCCTCCACGGAGAATTGAACTCCGATTTACTGCCTGAGAAACAGTCGTCCTAAGCCATTAGACGATGGAGAGTGGTAGCCCTACATGGAATCGAACCATGTTCTCCGTGTTATCAGCGCGGCGATCTAAACCGTTAATCGATAGGGCTATTGGCGGAACATACGGGGGTCGAACCCGTCCCTTCTGATCGACAGTCAGGTATACTACCGATATACTAATGCTCCTTGGTCGCGGTACTACGGTTATGATCCGTTCCTCGCTGCTCCACAGGCAACTGTGCTGCCACTACACTAAACCGCGATTGGTGAGCCACCTAGGACTTGAACCTAGAACATTCAGATTAAGAGTCTGCTACTCTAACCATTGAGTTAGTGGCCCTAAACTGGAATTATTATTGCTCTAACTACTTGCTTATACGAAGGAGGATTGTCTGTAATCTGCCACGGATTTTGATTCCCAACAGCAATATCCTGCATAACTAATTCGGCCAAATAACGCTCTATGGGACCAAATGTATCGAAAGTATTATCTTCGAACATCATCCAAATTCTAACCAATACTATCCCCCCAAGTCTGATGCCTCCCCTAGCGTTACTGCAAGAAAATCAAATAATGCGATTACCATTAAACAGACCACTAGAACTTCCATCTTTATCACCTTATGACTGTTGGTGAGTGCGGCAGGAGTCGAACCCGCAACCTATGGATTAAAAGTCCCTTACTCTACCATTGAGTTACGCACCCACGATGTTACTTTATTACTTCTACTTCGTAGTCCGGTGGAGGACTATCTGTAACTTTTACTCTTGAGCTACACTTAGGACAGGTAGCCACCTGATCTATTTGCCCCCAAAACACTCCCTTACATCGGGGCTTCGGGCAAAATATCTGGTACATATAAACAGTATTTGTATACGACCAACTTACTGTATTTGTCATTGGGTAGTTATGATACCACCAATCTCCTGTATAAGTTGCGGTATCTGTAGTATTAATTACTGATTTATACTCTGGTTTATAGGAGTCCTTAATTACATAATTAAACTCATAATCTTTTGCTACCATTTCCTTTACCTCCGATTGTTTTGGTGCCACGAAACGGATTTGAACCGCTGACACACTGGGCTTCAACCAACTGCTCTACCGGGCTGAGCTATCGTGGCATAATAAATTGGCGAGGCCGGAAAGATTTGAACTTTCATCTTCCAGTTTTGGAGACTAGCATTTTGCCAATTAAACTACGTCCTCGCGTTACATTAATAGGAGTAGAGCTATCGTAAAGATAATTTCAAATCCTACCATACCTGATACAAATACTTTAAACCGTTTTCGGGTTATTGCTGCACTCTCCATAAAATCTGCAAGCAACAGCCGCTCTCTATCGCACATTACTAACATCTCCTAGTATTAGCGGCTGGATTGATTTGGTACTGCGACGGAGATTCGAACTCCGACGTTCAGTTTGGAAGACTGACATGCTAGCCGTTGAACATCACCGCAGTTTAATCTAGTTGTCTTGCGCCCGATTCTTGGGTAACACCCACTCCTTTCCGAACGCTATTTCATTCTCCGTTGCAAAGAAAGCCCATGCTATGGGTAATTTATCTTCTTTAGCAATATTACACGGATTACAACTTGGAGTTGTATACGTACCTTCCAAACTCTTAGGGTATATGTGATCCCTAGTTATAAATTCTATGGTAAAGAAATTACCACAATAAGAACATTGAATCTGATTAGTCCGTTCGTGCCGAATAAAATGAAAGTCGAAGGGAAAGTTACCTGTTCTTCTTGCAGCGAACAACCACGAAGTTCGTAATCTTCGCTTCTTTCCCATATCTATTAATGCTGAATTATCTCTAATTAGGGCGAAATTCAGCGACTTACCTCCTTAATATTAAAATTTGGTCGGGGTAAAAGGATTCGAACCTTCGACCTATTGCTCCCAAAGCAAGCGCTCTAACCAAGCTGAGCTACACCCCGATTAAATATATGCTTCTATCTTTCTATAATCTGCTGTCCAAGTGTTTGCAATCTTCTTACAGGCACATCCTCTTGCATCCTTGTGGGGGTCTAAACCAAAATGCTTGAGTACTCCAAATCTATCATCGTAGCCAGTAACTCCCTTACTGACTATTACAGTAATCTTTAGTCTGCATCCACACTCGGGACAACACGGCCACGTATTAAACGTTAACATTAAACACCTATCCTATACTTCTTCTTGATTTGCTGCGCCAATCCAGCCTTGACTAGATTCTGATAAGCCTTACCAAATACCCTTTCAGAATCAGAGTCATTAACTTTACACTCTCTGATCATTTTAGCTGTTGCTTCATACCCATCCTGTAACGGATTACTCATAATATACCTCTTAAAATATTGGCCCCCCCGGAGGGATTCGAACCCCCGACCTGTGCGGTAGAAACGCCCTGCTCTATGTCCACTGAGCTACGGGGGGAAGGGTAAATCATTCTTCTATAACTATTTTTAAATTCTAGAACCTCTTCTTCAGATAGATAAGAGTCCCTAGAATATCTCATGTTTTCTTTAACGATAGAAAGTCTCTTGATTAAATGCTTTCCTACTACAGCAAGCCTCTCTTCCCCTAAGACGGTATCAATATAATTACATCTATGGTTATTATATCCCATCAACGTATCTATTGCTAGAGGGGACTTAGAAAAGTCCTTAGCCGCATACGAGTTAGCAAATCTTAATTCGTACTCAATAGCCTCCATTTTAGAAATCTCTTTAGGAAGCTGAATATCCATGCTTCTAATAACTTCGGATTTCCATTTACCTAAATAATACTGCATATAATTATGCATATAACTCATACTAGTACTTGGAAAATCTTCGAACGATCTTACTATAAAAGTAGTATCAGTTATCTCTATCGTATCTTGAAAGAACCAGAACTCATCTAGATCAGTATTCTTTACTATACTTAGGAATGCGCCAATCTCGCGCAAATCAGACTTTATTAATATTACGTTTACGTACTTATTAAGTTCTGCTATAAAATCTTTATCGGCGTTTTCACAATCATTCACAACTACATATATAGGGTATTTACCGTATATGGGTTCTAGACTATTAAGACATAGCCAAGTCCAGTCCTTGCCCCCACTCCACGTACAAACTACTATGCCTTGCTTCATTATACCTACCCTAAAATATTTGGTGGCCTCGGAGAGATTCGAACTCTCAACCTCTTGGTCCTAAGCCAAGCGCCTCTACCAATTGGGCTACGAGGCCATTTATTTACCAATCAAATATATCCATTAATGATCTTATCGCTCTAAATATACGATATGTAAAAATTGTTAGAACTAATAGTGTTAAGGAGAAGATGACTCCTAATATTATTAGGGACTCTATTAATTGATTATTAACTTCAATAAGAGCAGCATTCTCATTAATTAATTCTGTATTATTAACTATTAAATCTTTTATAGCTAAATCTAATTCTTCGTCTGTAGGTATAGATGGCTCTGGTGTGGGTACGGCTGTCGGTATAGCAGAAGGTATAACCGTAGGCTCTGGCGTTACTATAACTGTCGGCTCAGGAGTAACCGGAGCAGGAGTTACAATAGGTTCAGGAGTAAAGTACGGTGTTTCTACTGGTGGCCCGCCTACGTCAGCAAGCACATTACTAAGAAAGAAGAATCCTACTAGGATACCTACTACAAAGAATATTGCTAATCTGGTTGACTTTTTCATATGGTCCCCCTACATCGTTATTTTTGGTCCCCCCGGTCAGATTTGAACTGACACGTTATCGGGTTTGAGCCGATAGCCTCTACCAATTGGGCTACGGGAGGTTTTGGTAGCGCTGGTGGGAGTCGGACCCACACTGATCCGATTTTAAGTCGGAGTCCTCTGCCTATTGGGATACAGCGCCAAATGTGGGAAGCAGGAAGTACCACTAGCTGCCTCCCACACACATACTATAACATATCCATATAGGGAAGTTCAACTCCCCTTTAATTAATATACCCTATCTACAACTTCAAAGCCTTTGGTCTGTGCAATTTCTCGCCCCGATCCATCGGACCCCCAAGCCTCGTATTCGTACCATCCGATTATAGGGGGCCGATATATATAGTATAGATATCCAGAAGCAGTAATCAAATCTGCCCCCGAATATGTTACGATATTTCCTACCGGGTCTTTTATACTTAATCTAGATTGATATGGATTCATTGGCAAATTATTCTGATCATAAAATTCTAAGCGTAACTCAGGAGTTCCGCCTAGGACGTAAACGTTCGGATTTGTCATATACTCACCCCCTAATAATTTCGGTCGCTAAGTACGAGTAACAGACCTCGATCTGAAACTCTTAAATTAAATTCTATTATATCATCTGTTATATCTGGCTCTATTAATGTGTCATCAATTATTTCTTCTATTGAATCTCTATCGCTTAGTACCAGCCCTAGAGAGTGATCGCTTATTATTAATGTCTTTAGGGTATGTAGGAAGATTGTAAATACTTGAGCCTGTCCATATCCAGCAGACTTTAGGATTAATGCTTCTGCCTGTGCCTGACTACTATAAGTAGCTAGGATAATTGTAGTAGCTTGTGCATAAACTTGATTACCAGCAGTTGTAATTAATACTTCTGCTTGCGCGAATTGCTGTAGACCCGAAAGAATAATATTTGCTTCGGCCTGTGCATATACACTAACCGTTGTCTTGATCCAACCTTGGGCAGTAGCGTACTGTTGATTTACATATAATCCACGAATCTGAGCCTGTGCCTGAGCATACGTACTGTAAGACTGCTTTATACTGGCTAGAGCGTTTGCAGATACTTGTCCAACAAGATAGATTTGTGTTTGTGCCTGTGCGTAATTTCGGATAGTAACTCTTACTATACCTAAGGCTTGAGCACTACTTTGGTAACTGTGTAATATCTGTGCAAGTGACTGTGCATATACTTGGTATGATCGTAGGATTTGTGCGCCAGAATTTGCATATACTTGGTAGATGGATACGATCTTAGCCTGAGCCTGAGCGTATGAATGATAACTATTCTTGACATTTGCCTGTGACTGTGCAAATGTTAAGTATGTTTGACGTATGCTTGTTTGTGCTTGTCCGTAAGCCTGTACATTATAAGCATTGATCTTAGCCTGTGCTTGTGCTAATCCTACTGACTGTCCTCCGATCCAAACAGACGCCTGACCGTATTGCTGTATTCCATAGGCGTTTAATTTAGCCTGAGCCTGCCCATACACCTGATAGGTTGTCTGGATAGTAGTTTGAACCTGTGCTACTCCAAGATAAACTTGCTTGATATGAGATTCAGCCTGTCCGTACTGCTGGTAGGCTTGCTTTATTTGAGCCTGTGCCTGAGCATAGGTCGTGCTAGTAGCCTTGATATTGGCTTGTGCCTGAGCGTGTACAAAGTACGCTCTAAGGATACTGGACATTGACTGCGCATGTACAATATATGTAGTCTTAATCTGTACTTGTGCTTGTGCAACTGTTTGATATATTTGCTTTATATTAGATTGGGCTTGTGCATAAGTTAAGTAAACTTGTTTTATCTGCGATTGGGCTTGGGCTTTAACAAGATAAGATGCCAGTATGGTTGTCTGTGCTTGTGCGTATACAATATATACTGACTTAATAGTTGCTTGGGCCTGTCCATATTTCTGTACACCAAAGGCATTAATCTTGGCTTGTGCCTGAGCAAATACTGGAAGCTGACCGGCTAGCCATACTTGAGCCTGAGCGTATTGATTACTTACAGCCTTAATCTGCGCCTGTGATTGAGCATACGCCTTTATACCAGATACGATATAAGCACTAGCTTGAGCATGTGCCTGTAATCCTGTTAGACGTATGTATGCATTTCCTTGCGCCCATACAAGGTAAGTAGTTTTAATAGTAACTTGTGCTTGAGCAACAGCCATATAAGACTGCTCAATTATAGCTTGAACTTGTGCATAAACTGTACTAGTTGCTTTGATATTAGTTTGAGCCTGTGCATAGCTTCTATATATTTGCTTGATATCTGCTAGCGCTTGTCCATGAGCAAGGGTACCGAAGGCATTAATCTTAGCTTGAGCCTGTGCGTACTTAATAAATGAGCCTTCTACCCACGCCTCTGCCTGAGCGTATTGCCGGGTACCAAAGGCATTTAGCTTAGCTTGTGCTTGACCATAAGCATAGTAAGTAGACTCAACTTGTGTTTGTGCTTGCGCGAAGCCCTTAAGTCCAGATAGTATAATGTAGGTGTTGGCCTGAGCGTAAACAGCATAGGTTGTCTTGATCTGAGCCTGAGCCTGAGCATAGACACGGTTAGCTTCTACCTTTATGTAGGCATTTGCTTGGCCGTATACCTGATAGGTCTGTTTGATCTGCGCCA